ACTATTCTTATTTTATTATTAGATACTGTCCATTTTACTTTAGTTTTATTGTTCTTTAAATTAATTTTACAAGTCTGGTTAATATAAATAGTCTTTTTTAATGGCACAATACTTACTTTAGATTTTGCAGATGCAGGTATAGTTGGTAGCAGCATCATTGCAGACAATGCAACGCATAAAAACTTTTTCTTCATACGCATTCCTCCTTATTTTAATCTTAATTTAATTAACTCCTCATCATATCCAAGTGCACGTGCGATCTGATCAGTAGTAAATTCCTGGTATTCTAAAAATACTTGATCCGGCACCAGAAGTTCCATAGCAAACAGATCAGCTTCTTTTTCATATTTCGTCGTATTGAATCCGGTATAGGTATCCATGAAGAGGGCATTAGCCTTTTTATGCAGCAACATATGACCTAACTCATGAGCACAAACAAGAATCTGTTCATGTTCTGGAAGAGAATCATCAATATAAATAATGTTATTTCTCTGGAAATATTGATAAAATCCTCTGACACCTTCAAGTGGCACTGGCACAAGAATAACATTTAGTCCTTTGATAATCTCAAAAGGATTTCTTGTTTTGTGTTTCTTGACAAGCGAATTTACAATCTTTTTTATGTCCATTCACATCAGTCCTTTTTATATTTTTTAGGTGTGTATTTTTCCTTGTTCTTTTTCTTTGCCATCTCCATCCCAATTTCCATTGCACTTAGAATAGACTCGATTGCTTCAGGAGAAGCAGGATCGCCATCAAACATTAATCCTTCTTGGGATGTTAGTTTATCTTTGGTCTGCTGTAGGATTTCTTCTATTTGTTTTGAGTCTCTTTTGTTGAGCTCTGGTTGGTTTTCAGCAAATGGAATATAAGTAGTTTTAAGCGTTCTTCCTAATAAATAATCGATATCGACATTGAAGAAATCAGCAATCAATTCTAATGTTTCAAAATCTGGTTCACGAGCTCCGCTTTCATACATTCCGATAGTACTTCTGGAAATTTTTAATTTTTTTGCGAGAGCATCTTGAGTTAAACTATGAGAAGTTCGCAACGATTTTAATATATTTTGAAAATTTCCCACTTTATAAATCACCTTCCTTATATATTGTATTTGTTGATATAAGAATATCACGTAACGTGAAAAAAGTAAATAGAAATGTCACAAAAAGTGTTGACACAATACGTGACATATGATAATATATAGTTGAAGCAAAGGTAAGACAATAAAGAAAGGAAGTGAGAAAATGTTGGATGCCAAAGAAATTGGGTGTCGACTAAGAGAGTTAAGAGGAAACATCTCGAGAGAAACTGTTGCCGATGCTGTTGGCATAAGTGTATCTGCTATATCAATGTATGAAAATGGAGAACGCATTCCTCGTGATGTTGTTAAAGTTAAATTAGCTTCATATTACGGCAAAAGTGTACAGGAAATTTTTTTTGATGAAAAATGTCACGTTTAGTGACTTAGCAAACTTCCGAGCTTGCGCTCATTAGTAAATCTACAAAAACGAAACCAAATAACCAGGAGGTGAGAAAGATAGAATCAAAACAAATAATGAATCTGACATTAAAAGAAAATCCAGAAGGATATGAGCTGATGTTAGACAATCAAAAACTTTGATATGTAGAAGGTTATCGAATAGTAAAAAGTTCTAATCAAAGCGGAACAGCAGAACTTACTTTGAAGATCCTGGTTAAATTTACACAGGATGATGATTCAGAGAAAGACATTCAAAGGTTTGTTGACGATTTCATCAAAATGGATTCAAAAGAGGTTGGAAAGTTATTGGGTAAAGGAGATGAGAAAAAATTAAGATCCTAAAATACATAGCCATCGAATGTAAAGAATGGGCTATAGCGATAGCAGAAGTATGCAAAGAAGATAAGGCGGCAGCCTATGGGTTATTTCTCATAATTGCAGAACTTATTTGGTTATTCATTGGACTGCCGTATGTGGTTATACATTTCCTTTAATGCACAGAGGAAAGAATGTTAATGATCAATGATGCTATAGAAGCAATAAAAGCGAGACTGGATACAACGTGAGGATACCAAGTCCTAAAGAGATCTTTTCTTCTATAGCGTAGATACATCAAAGCTTTATCACTCGGACGGTAAATGTCATAGCGTTCGGGATCATTATCAATAAGGTTGTATTTTTGAAGAAAAGAGTATTTAGGATTAGACCTAACAAGTTCTTTTGAGATGCAACCATCGTCTCTTAGCTTTCTAAGAATACGGACTTGTTTAAACGAAAATTCTAAATCTTTGAATGGTGTTGGCATAATAAGCTCCTTTGTGTTTTTAGAAAGATTATAACACAAATAAGAATTGAATACACAGATGGCTTAATCCTCTGTCCGATACATATAACCCCGAAACTCCTCCATAAAATTGGTTAATCATTAAAAATAGCACTCAATCGGACGGAGAGTTAAGCCATCTGAAGAAAGGTAGGTGATGAAAGTGTTCAAGGACAGGCTTAAAAAAGTGATGGTAGATCAAAATATCAACCAAGTAGAGTTGTCCAGGATCTGCGGTGTGAGTAGGTCAACCGTTAGCAAATGGATGTCTGGAGATTCAGAACCGACAAAAGCAAGAAGAAATGAGATTGCAGAAGCATTTGATCTTCCAGAGAATTACTTTGAAGAGATAGTAATTCCTAAAAAGAGAATAGAGACATTAACCCCGAAAGAAGTTGCGTATTTGATGGGAATGGGTGTTTCAACAATCGAAAAAGGACTGATTCAAGGGATTTTTCCATGGGGATATGCAATCCGGACAAGTGAAAATAAGCATAGATATTTCATAAATGCAAAAAAGTTTTTTGCAACTGAAATGATAAGTGTTTGAGAAAGGAGCATGAGATGAAAAGTGAAACAAAAGCAATGATCTGCACGGCAGCGGTGCTGATCGCAATGGGAATATTTAAGGAATTAGCAGCGTTGTGTTTGATCACAGCGATGATCTATGAGGAAGGGGTGAAGAAATTTGATAAATAAGAAAGAAAAAAGTGCCCACGGAGCGGCAACTCCATTAGGCACACAGTTAAATAGACAAGAACAGTATAACACAGATCGAGAAAAAATAGAACCAATAAAACTAGCACAGGAGATTTTTACGTTATGCATGAAGATCCAAGAAGGAGAAGACGGGAAGGTTGAACATCGAAGGAAACACAGATGTTCAGGACCTACAGTATTTGTGGATTTTTATGGGCATGTTGCACAGTTAGATGTTGAGATTTCCCCGGATGGATGGTCAGAAGAAGAGGGCAGAAAAGAGAAATTCAGTTTTTATTTAGGAGACTATTGGGGTCATCAACAAAAAGAACGAGCAATCAAGTGCAAAGAGAGATTGACTGAACTATTAGAAGAAAGAAGAGGAAGCGACAATGGGAAAGATGATTCTGATCACAACTGATAATGAAGTAAAAGAGTTGGAATATCCAGATGGGGGACTTAAATCATGGGAAAAATTGAAAGAACACATCGGAAACAGATGTGAGCTAATTGAACATGTACAGCCCAAGAGATTATATACAGAGATCGGTGCAGGAATTGAGGTCAAAAATGTTCCGGGATCAAAAGTAAGTATGTTGGTTGATGAAGAATTTTATTTTCATTGCGATGAAACCAAATTAAATAAGATAGCTTCATGGCTGTATGAGACAGATCGCCATGGATACCCGATTCTTGGTAATGCCTTGATTATTGGAGAAAAGTATGGAAATGCAGGAATTGAGTTTTGCGAAATGTCAGAAGAGCAGTTCGATCTTGTCTTTCCTAAATTAGAAGAATTGGGAAAGAGGTTTAAAGATGCAGGAGATTGAGATTAGCAAAGGAATCAAACGGATCCAGTTCGATTCCTTTGATTCCTGGTTAAATGCCAGACATGGAATCGGTGGATCTGATGCATCTGCGGTATTAGGACTCAATCCATATAAAACCAATATAGAACTTTATTTAGAAAAGACAGGGCAGAGAATAGCTCCAGATATTTCGGATAAGGACTATGTGAAGTATGGGCATGATGCAGAGCCATTACTTAGATTACTGTTTGCACTTGATCATCCAGAATACAAAGTTGAATACTTCGGAGATAACATGATCCGGAATGAAAAGTATCCATGGGCACATGCTTCTTTGGATGGAGAACTAACCGATCAGGATGGTAGGAAAGGAATCTTAGAAATCAAGACAACTAATATCTTGCAAAGCATGCAGAGAGAAAAATGGAGAGATCAGATTCCGGACAACTATTACATCCAGGTACTGCATTATCTGCTTGTCACAGAATATTCATTTGTGGAGTTGAGAGCACAGCTTAAATCAGTGTGGCAAGGGCAGATCCAGCTACAAACAAAAGATTATCATATTGAGCGATCAGATGTAGAAGAAGATATTGAGATATTAAGACAAGCGGAAGAAGAGTTCTGGCAGAAAGTTTTAAAAAGACAGCAACCAAACTTGATTCTTCCAGAAATTTAAAAGGAGAAATTGTCATGAATCGATACGATGAATATATGAAAGAGGTTCAGGAAAAGAAAAAAGAAAATCAGGCTATTGTAAATAAAATTGTGGAGATTTTAAAAGGCAATAACCTGACTGTTGAACATATTGAAGCCATCTTAAATATGACTCGTGAAGAGGTGATTAAAAAGGCGCATCTGTAACAAAATCCGAATCAGAACGATCTTGGAGAGTAGAGTAAATATCATTAAAAAACGAAGTAAGTAATTCGGCTTCTCCATATAGTTCGTTACCAGGATACAGATCAGAAACAACGTCTCTGGCAAGAGCGTTTTGGAACTTAGCTTGTGCTCCAATGAGTGCTAAATCATAACGTAAATCATCTGGTGTGTGCATAAAACTATCCTTTCTTTGGCTAATAAAAAACTACAACATTAGTATAAAAGAAAAGCTTAGATGAATCAATAAAGGAGAAATACATGGAATTTAAGATATACAATCCGCAGGAAGAAGGATTCCTGAAAGAGATTGACTGGAATTATGAAGAGTTAAAAACAGAGATCCAGAAGAAAGCAAACGACTATATGAATCTGGTCTATACAGCAGATCAGATCAAGGATGCAAAAAAGGATCGTGCTAATCTTCGAAAATTTGTAACCGCATTAGAGAACAAAAGAAAAGAAATCAAACGACAGGTCATGCAGCCATACACAGCTTTTGAAGAACAGGAAAAAGAACTGATCGGCATCGTTGATCAAGCGATTGGAAACATTGACATCCAGATCAAAGGATACGAAGAAGCAACACGGCAAGAAAAATTAGAGAAAATCAAGGGAATCTATTCAAAGACAATCGGTGATCTTGATCGCACGGTTCCATTTGAAAAAATCTATAAGGATTCTTGGTTAAATGTATCAACGACATTGAAATCTATCACAACAGAGATCGCAGAGATCAGAGATAAAGTTGACAGCGATCTGAAAGTAATCAATGCAGATACAAGTCCTTATGTTTTTGAAATGAAAGAAGAATATCTGAAAGCTTTTGATCTGAACGCTGCAATGATGAAGAAACAGAAGTTAGAGGAGACCGCCAAGAAGAAAGCCTTATTTGAGGAAGAGCAGAAGCAGAAGGAAGAGCAGAGACAGCAACAGTTAAAAGAAGAAGCGCAGAAAGTGGAATCTGCTGGCGAAAGCAAAGAAGCACCAGAGATGCCAAAAGAACCGGCAGAAGTTCCAAAACCTAAATGTACGAAAGAAAGAACTGTAGCGATTACATTTCGTTGTGTTGTAAAAGAACACAACTTTGATGAAGCGAATGCGAAGATCAGTATTCTTAAGAAAACATGTGAAGAATTTAAAATCATAAGTCAGGAGGAATTATAAGATGGCAGTTGGAAACAGTTTAGCAAAGAAAAGAACAGACATGTATCAGAACGCACAGGTTGCAACATATGAGGTTGCCGGACACAAAATTGAATTAACACCAGAGATTATAAAAAATTATATGATTTCTGGAAATAAAGAACGCGTGACAATGGAAGAAGTCATTATGTTTATGAATTTGTGTAAGCATAGCGGTTTAAATCCATGGGTAAAAGAAGCGTACTGTATTAAGTACGGAAACGAACCGGCAACAATGGTAGTCGGAAAAGAAGCTTATATGAAGCGAGCAGAACAGAATGAATTTTACGATGGATTTGAAGCAGGGATCATCGTAGTTGATAGTCGAGACGGTGAGGTTATTCATAGATCCGGAAGTTTTCGTCTGCCTACAGAAGAAGTTATTGGTGGATGGGCGAAAGTCTGGAGAAAAGATAAGGCACATGCATATGAAGCAGAAGTTGCGTTTGATGAATACGCAGGCAGAAAAAAAGATGGAACATTGAATAGCCAGTGGAAATCAAAGCCGGCAACAATGATCAGAAAAGTGGCATTGGTTCAGGCATTGAGAGAAGCTTTTCCTTCAACTTTCGGTGGTATGTATATTGCAGAAGAAAGCGGTTATGCAGAACCAGAAAACGGACAGCAGTATTTTGTTACAAGGGAAGATGAAAAGATTCCAATGATGCAGCAGGAAGATTTACCGGAAAGTACGGTTCCTAAAGAAGAACCACAGCCAATTCCAACCGAAACAGAAAAAGAAGAACCACAGCAGTTCTTTAAATAAAAGAAAGGAGCAACACAATGAAACATATTAACTTAGAACAGTTTGCAGGAGGGAAGCTTTCAGTACAGCTTAATAAGGCATTAGAAAAGATCACTGAAAATGTTCAGGATCCGAACACTGATGCGCAGAAGGTCAGAAAGATCAATGTATCAATCAGTTTCCGGCCAAATGATGAAAGAAACTTTGTGGCAACTACGGTAGAAACAAAGTTAAGTCTTGCACCAGAACTTGGAGCTACAACAGCACTGAGTATGGGCAGAGATCTCCGTACCGGAGAGGTTGAAGCGATCGAGATTTTTAACCAGATTCCGGGACAGATGAGTGTCAATGATGTGATTGATCAGGAAGAGGAAGAGCCACAGAAAGCATTTGATCCGGACACTGGAGAGATTTACGAACCAAGCAACAAAGTAATTGATTTAAGAAAAGCAAAACAGGCATAAAACAGGAGGATACATAACAATGGATAATACATTTTTAAGAGAAGCAATCGAAAAGATTGAAGAACTGACAGACAGTGCAAGAAAGCCACACGTTGTAGAAATCGCAGGAAAGACTTATTGCGATAAATCTATGTCACGATATGACAGAGAAGAGTTTGCAGAACCATTGACAGCTACAAGTCTTAATTCTCTGATCGATTATATCAGTGGAAAGAGTGAAGAGTTAAGAGAATCTATGATCATTCACGTAGAATCTCCAACAAAAGTAAGATTACTATCTGGTCTTACACAGGAAAGAAATCGAGAAGAATTATTCCGCGTAGGTACAAATCCAAATGGTTTTGATTTCGATCATTACTATGATCAGGAAGCGTTTGTAATCAACATGCAGACTGCCTTTAAACAGAGTGATGAAACAGAACTGATTCTTTCAGTTGCTGGAAATGTAGAAAATAAAACAGTGGCCAACTATGGAGATGATGGAGTCAGCCAGAAAGCTACGATCACAAAAGGTATTGCAGGAAAAGAAGATGTGATCGTACCGAATCCGGTAACACTTCGTCCATATCGTACCTTCCTCGAAGTAGAACAGCCAGAAAGCAAGTTTATCTTCCGAATCAGTGAAGGTTCTAACGGAGAACCGTTATTCAAACTTGTTGAAGCTGATGGTGGTCTCTGGAAGTATGAAGCAGTAGATGCTATCAAGAAATATTTAACAGAGAATTTACCGGAAGAACTGTTAAAAGTGATCACGATCATCGGGTAACAGTTATGGAGACAGTTAGATTTACAGTCCCTGGTGCACCGAAAGGAAAAGCCAGGGCAAGAACTGTCCGTAGTAAAAAAGGTGGAACATTCTCATATACGCCAGAAGGTACTATGCTATACGAGAATTTGATCAAGTGCTGTTACAGGCAGGAATCAAACAATATCATTTTTAATGACGGACAGCCTTTAAAAGTAACGATCATAGCTTATTATCCGATCGTTAAGAGTACAAGCAAGAAAAAGAAACAGCAGATGTTGGAAGATCTTATGTTTCCAACGAAGAAACCAGACATTGATAACATTGCAAAAAGCATTCTGGATGCGCTGAATAAATTAGCATACAGAGATGATACGCAGGTGGTAACGCTGCATATGGAAAAGCATTATGCAGAGGACCCACGAGTTGAAGTAGAGATAGAAGAAATCAAAAATGGATGATTTGAATTTTCCAAAATGGAATCCTAGATGGCAAACAATCAGAAATATCAATTCAGATAATCTAAAAATCCGATATAAAGCATTGAGAAACGCATCTTCTAATTTTATCGCTAGGAAAGATGTAAAAGAGTATATCAAAGCAAAGTATCAGAATAAATGCTGTATATGTGGCAGCAGAGAGCATTTACAAATAGATCATGTTGTATCTGTTCTTCAGTTTGCGCAAAAGAGACTTCCATACAAAGATTTAAACAAAGAAGATAATTTAGCATTGTTATGTAGAAGCTGCAATGCAGCGAAAGAACCATAAACGGAAGGTGGTGTTCTTAAAGTGGGCCGTAAACCCAAAACAGGACTAGATTACTTTCCTAAAGATGTCGATTATTACGACGATTTTAACATCATGGATCTGATGAACGAGTATGGTCCATTAGGGCAGACCATCTATGATGTTGTTCTATGCATGATTTATCATGAAGGATATTACCTGGAAGTGCCTAAAATGGAGCAGTTAGCGGTAAAAATAATCAAAACCATTGGTAATCGCTGGGTAAAGAAAAAAGACTTTGTGTTACAAGTAATTCATTATTGTGCGGAGATAGGTCTTTTCGATCAAGACCTCCTGAATCAAAATGTTATTACCTCTGTTGGAGTTCAGCGACGCTATAAAGAAGTGACTGTTAGGAACAAAGTCGATAGAAGTAAATATTGGTTGATTGATGAAAACGGTCAACCTTTATTAAATGCACCACAAAATAGCATTTCTGTAACAGAAACAAACATTTCTGCAACAGAAAAAGATATTTCTGCAACAGAAAAACGACAAAAGGAAAGTAAAGTAAATAAAAATATATATTATAGCAATCCAGATCTGAACAGAGAGTTCTGTCTTTATCTTGATATGAGGAATCATACTGGCCCAACATTATCTGCAGAACAGATCAATGCCTTGAAAGAAGAACTAGATTCTCTGGCTGAGAATGATTCTGATAAGTTGGGCATTGTAAGAAAAGCATTTGGTGGAGGATATAAGAGTTTCTTCCCTACATCAAAGAAACGGAAGAAATCAACACCGAAACCAAAGAAAGAAGAAACTATACACAATTTTACACAGCGAGAAGTCAAAGATTATGATTACGAGAATCTGGAGAAGCAGTTGTTAAAGAAACAGTTAGGAGATGACATAACGTATGGATAATTTAATTCCTGTTAACTACGATACAGAAGAACCAACAGTATCAGCAAGGGATTTACACGAAGCACTTGAGATTAATAAAAGATTCTCAGCTTGGTTTGAATCAAATTCACAAGGATTCGTAGAAAACGAAGATTTTACAAGTGTACTTACAGGTACGGTTGTAAACAATGGAGCACAACGCGAACTACAGGATTATAAAATGTCTGTAGATATGGCAAAACATATTTGTTTAATGTCCAGAACTGAAAAGGGAAAACAGATTAGACAGTACTTCCTTGACTTAGAAAAAGCCTGGAATACACCAGAACAGATCTTTGCGAGAGCATTAAAGATGGCTGATAGAACAATAGACAAATTAAAGACAGAGAAAGCTGCATTGATTGAAGATAATGAACGTATGAAGCCTAAGGAGATATTTGCTGATGCAGTAACAGCGAGTAAAGATTCTATTCTGATCGGAGATTTAGCAAAAATTCTTAAGCAAAAAGGAATTGATATTGGTCAAAACAGACTGTTTCAAAAACTCAGAAATAACGGATATTTAATCCAAAGAAGAGGTCCAAGTTGGAATATGCCAACACAAAAGAGCATGGAAATGGGATTGTTTGAAGTTGAAGAAAGAACGATCACAAATCCGGATGGAACGACAAAGATCAGAAAGACTACAAAGGTCACTGGTAAAGGGCAGCAGTACTTTATTAATAAGTTATTGGCAGTAATGTAAAGTAGAAAGGAGTACCATCACAGACAACTTAATTCTTTACCTGATTAAGATTTCTCAAGTAACTATTAACAAATCATACGATGTAAACATATTTTTTCAAGTTTCTGTTTATTTTCATGATCTAGATTCAGTATTACAATTATCATTTTGCAAACCACAAACAAGGAATCGCAATGAATTATACAATCAGGCAAAAAGTAATAGGACAGTGATTGGGATAATTCATTGTTTCAGGTAAAGAATTAAGTTGTCTGTGATCATACGAGTAAGAGGAAATAGCGATGGGAAAATTAGATAAAGAGCAGGAAGCAAGAATGGCAGGAATGGCATATGCGTTAGGCATTGCAGAAAAAAAGGGAATTGATGGATTAAGAAAAGAGCTTCAGATGCGAGGAGCATTGAGAGTTGGACTTCTGATCGACAACGACAGATTAGATAAAGCTTTTGAAATCCTAGCAACAACACTCTATGGAAACATCATGACAACAGCATTATCAGCACTGGCAGATAGCGAAGGCTTTGGAGAAAAGAGGCTTCGAAGATTCAAAGAAGCATATGATCATAAATCCATGTGCCTGGTATCTCTGGATCAGTACGCAGAACATTTTGTAACATTTGAAGACATGGCAATTGATTTAAAGAAACGTTATAACATCGACATGAATGCAGAAATGATTGCATCAAACCAGGAAGTGATCGATAAAGGGCGAAGAGTGTTACCGAATGTAATCAAGTTATTGGAGCGTGAAAATCAGCACGAAGCAGCAGACGTATTAAGAGAGCATTTACATGAGGCGGTGGCAGTATGGTAAACAAGAAAGAATTTAAAGGCTACATCTGTGAGATCACAGGTAAACCGATCAGAAAAATGAAGTTGTGTCCGGACAAGCAGCAGAAGCTAAAGGTTCGGATCAAGTGTGATAAGGGATGCGTCTGGTGTGAAAAGTTAAAGAAAGTTAAGGAGTGAGGAAAATGTTGATATTAGATCAAGAGAGACGATCACTTGAAGTAACCGAAAATACGTTTGGTGTATACGTTGATGGAAACGAGATAAATATAGATCTTGGAGAAACATCTCGTTTGACAATAGGAGTTTATCAAAATGAAGAAAGAGCGATGGAAGTCTTAAAAATGATTTTTAACCGATATGAAAGAGGGCAAAGAGTCTTTGAAATGCCAGAAGAATAATGGGAGGTAGACGATGAACAATTCAATAACAACTATAGGAAAAGTCAGACAAAGATTAGGAAAAGCATACATCCACACAAAAGAAGAATCCATCCAGAGTATCATCATCGATGCTCTGGTGGGTTCCGGATATGACGTGGATGTTGAGGTTACAGATAACGGAACAGGAAACGAAATAGTATCATGTGAGATTTATGATGTGGGGGGGGCAGTAAGAAATGATAACAACAAAAGATGCTGTAAAAGTATTAAGTTTAACACTAACAATCGCATGTTATGGAATTTATTTTTATTCCGACCGAAAAAAAGATTGCTATCAAGCTATTAAATTTTTGATACTGGGATTAATCATGCAGAATGTAACATTCCACTTGGAATAAAGGAGCGTTAAGAATATGGGAAAGACAATAGAGAAAATAGAAAGAGCGGCGAAAATGCTAAATGGACGACACATGCCGAAAGCATATGAAGTATACAAACACTTTAAAGGAAGTTTGTACGTTGTTATTACAGTGGCTCGTCATACAGAAACAAATGAATTATTTGTAATATATTCAGATATAAGAGAGATGCAGAGAATGTATGCTAGGCCATTACAGATGTTTATGAGTGAAGTAGATCACGAAAAATATCCAGATGCAAAGCAAAAATACAGATTTGAAAATATGATGGAGAGATAATTTATGATCATTGGATTTTTAAGCGGATTATTTATCGGAGCAGTTGCAGGAGTGGCAGTGATGTCACTCTGTGCCGCAGCGAAAGAGAGGGATGAGTTATGACAATAACAGAGAATCTTACAGGTGTCGTGAAAGAGGAACCAAAGACAATAACAGAATTTTTTGATGAAATAAAAAGCAACATCTGTGATAACTATTGCAAGTATACAAGCGAAATAAAAGACTATGATGAGCCGATAGAAACAGTATGCAGCAAATGTCCGCTACGAAAGTTGAACTAATTATTAGATTAGTTGAAATATTAGTTGAAGAATAAGTCGAAGGAGTTGATACATAAATGGCATATAGAGATTGTCCGTGCCTAAATTGTAAAGATAGATCACACGGATCAAAGAGAGTTGCTTGTCAGACAGGATGTGAGAAGTATCTGTCCTGGAAGGCAAAGGAACAGGAATTAAGAAGAAGAGAGAAAGAATCATGGTCTTATTACTCAAATGCAAGAAAAGCGATCATAAGAAACCGCCAGATGAAAAGAAAGAGTGGTAGGCAGATATGATTGATCCATGCAAAGCCTGTGCAGAGATAACCTGCATGGGCATTTGTGCCGATCAGGTGCAATACAAACAGGAGTACCAGGAGATGACAGACCGGATAAGGCAGCAGATAATAAATCGTAACAGGAGGGGAGAACGTGGACAAGAACGTACTGATCCAATACACAGACATGATTGAAGAAGTAAAAGATATAAGAAAAAGAATCTTGCAAACAGAGAAGCAGATCAGCAGGATTGAGGAAGAAGGAACCGTAAAAGACACAGTAAGCGGTGGCATGGGTGGAATACAGCACTTTGTTGTTGAGGGTATGCCAGTACCAGAGTTAAGACGAAAGAAGCTGCTGCTTAATAAACGAAAAGCGATGCTGATCGAGAAAGAGAATGAACTTCTGGAACTTATGAACCAGGCAGAAGAGTACATAAATAGCATTGAGAAGAGTGAACTTAGGATGATGTTTAGGTTCTATTATATTGACGGCATGACGTGGCTACAGGTGGCACACAGGATGAATCAGTTACATCCAAAGAGACGAGTGGCATATACAGAAGACAGCTGTAGAATGAGAAATACAAGATTTTTTCAAGAAAATTAGAAAATGTTCGGTCACGTTCGCAAAGAATAGTTTAATATATAGGCTAGAGCGATTAGATGAAGCGATACTTCATATTGATACTCTTCTTGTAAGTTGAATGAACTCGGGTGATCTTCGGACCCCGGGTCTTTTTATGTCTAAATTTAGAAAGGATGGTAGAAACATGGATTTTAAAGAAGCGTTTGAGCTTATGAAAAAAGGGCACAAGGTAAAACTTCCATCATGGGGCGGTTTCTGGTACTGGGATGCAGAGAAAAAAACTATTATGATACAGTGTAGAACAAAAGATAATGGAGAAAAAGGTGACTTATTGGATATTAGAGAAACACAGATGGTAGAGTACACCATGTCTAATATCTTATCTGATGATTGGATTATTGCAAATCCAGAGAACTGCCATGTGCTTGGTGGAGTGGTTACATTTAGCTTTGGTGATGCCATTAAGTATTTAAAACGTGGCCTTAAAGTTAAAAGAATAGGTTGGAACGGAAAGAACCAGTATATTCAGCTTGCAACAGGGATTTCATACAAGGCAGCAGATGGCCATATTGTGAATTGTGAGCATGAAGCAATTGGAAATGAAGCTATTGCGTTTATCGGCACGTCTGGCGTACAAATGGGATGGTTAGCAAGTCAGGCAGATATGTTAGCGGATGACTGGATGTTTGCAGAATAAGGAGATATTAATATGATTATTACAGGAATGGATCACTTCCAGAGTGTTTGTAAGAAGAAACTGGTGGAATGGTATCACAAGAATAGACCGGAGATCGACATTGATCTGAGTAATGTATTTGTAGTTTGGTCTTGCAAGACCTTACAGAATTACAAATGCCTTGCATCCACTACGATCAGCGGTGACGGTATCTACGCAGAATACACATACAATGGAGACAAACAGGAGCTGTATGAGGACGTGTATAAGAAGCTGACAAATACATGCCACGCAGAAGAATAAAAGCCGGAGCAATCCGGCATAAGGACCTCTAGCTCAGTTGGTCAGAGCAGTCGGCTCATAACCGATTGGTCCAGGGTTCGAGTCCCTGGTGGTCCATTTTAGAGAAAGGAGTGAGCCTAGATGGCATTAACAGAAAAAAGAAAACTATTTGCTGATGAATACCTGATAGATCTGAATGCATCTCGGGCTTACAGAGTTGCATATCCGAGAGTAAAAGACGGAGATACAGCAGCAGCAGCCGCAAGTAGATTACTAAAAATTAAAGATGTGTCTGAGTATATCAGTGTTCGAATGCAGGAGCGGAGCGAAAGAACAGAAATCACACAAGATCGAGTGCTTAATGAATTAGCATCGATCGCCTTTGCAAAAGCTACAGATTACGCCGAGGTCCAAGATGGACAAGTGATTATAAAAAATACTGCAGATTTATCCGATACGATGGTAAGAGCGATCGCAGGAATCAAAGAAGGGCGCAACGGTATTGAAATTAAGCTGAATGATAAAGGAAAAGCATTAGAACTGTTAGGAAGACATCTCGGAATGTTCAAAGACCGCATGGAAGTATCTGGTCTGGAAGAAGAAAAATCCAAACTTGATGATCTGATCAATCAGATGCGAGGTGGGTAAATGAGCGATGAACGTCTGCTGCTGTCAGAAAAGTACAAAGCATTTATCAGATGTGATGCACCAGTAGAGTTCCTGGAAGGCACAACGGCAGCAGGTAAAACGACAGTAGGTCTTTTCAAGTTCATGCTTAAGGTAGCAGAATCTCCAAAGAAACTGCATATCCTTGCAGCGAAAGATACCGGTACCGCAGAAAAGAACATCATCAACAAAGACCTTGGTATTATTGATGATTTTGGGCAGTTAGTCGAGTACCACGGAAACGGGACCAAAGACGATAAGATTCCGCATCTTCTGTATCACACAAGCAAAGGCGATAAGGTCATTTATGTACTTGGATATGGAGATAAACAGAAGTGGCAAAAGGCATTAGGTGGTCAGTATGGCTGTCTATACATTGACGAGATCAATACAGCAGATATTGACTTTGTGCGAGAATCAGCGATGCGTTGTGATTACCTGATGGCAACACTAAACCCTGATGATCCGGCACTGCCGATCTACAAAGAATATATAAATTGCTCCAGACCACTCCCAGAGTGGGAGCAGGAAACACCAAAAGAAATAAAAGATGAGTTGAAAGAAGAACCAAAACCTAACTGGGTCCATTGGTTCTTTTCTTTTGTTCATAATCTGGGATTACCAAAAGAAAAACTAGACAAGATCATTGCCAACACTCCGAAAGGAACGAAGATCTGGAAGAATAAGATTGAAGGGCTAAGAGGAAAAGCAACAGGTCTTGTCTTTTCGAATTTTGACCGGAAACGACACGTCAAAACAAAGGCGTGGTTAAAGCAACAGCTAAAAGATGGAAAGATCAAGATAAAAACCATCACTGCAGGTCTGGATACTTCTTACTCTTCTGAGTCTGAAGATACGATCGCTATGATTTACCAGATCATCACAGAAGATCGCAGAGTGATCACAGTAGATGAGAAGATTTACAGCAATGCAGATCTGACAATTCCACTAGCACCATCAGATACGGTGCGAAACTTTGTAGACTTTCTGGAAACAAACCGTAAAGAATGGGGATTCGCAAGAGATGTATTCATAGATTCTGCCGATCAGGCAACGATCACAGAGTTAAACAAACACAAACGTCTGCATGGCAGTGCGCATAATTTCATTCCGGCATACAAGAAAACGACGATCATAGACAGGATCATGCTGCAGATCTCATGGTTGCAACAGGATGCCTATTTAGTCCTTGAACATTGTGTTAACCATATCTCAGAACTTGAACGATACAGTTGGAAAGAAGATAAGAACAATGAACCAGAGGATAGAAACGACCATACGATCAATGCCAGTCAGTATGCATGGCTGCCATACAAGATGCAAATAGGAGACAAAGATGAAATGGGTGGATAATATCATGGAAAAAGTAAAAGGAGGGATTCGCAGTTGGTTAAATGTACAGCCGGCGAATCCCTCAAGAATCAACATAACTGAAACATTGGATTACGAAGCAAATGCAATTAAAAACCGTATCTGGTACAGAGGGGACAGCAACGAACTGGAACAGCTGTACCGGCAACTTGTTATCAATACAAGCCGGCAGAGTTTCTGGGCGGCGGAGTGCAGTCCAGGGATGGAGATCAATAAGATTCATACAGGACTGCCATCGTTGATCGTTGATATGCTCACAAGTGTGACTCTTGCCAGTCTAAACGATTTTGATTTTAAAAAGAAGCAGGATCAGGATATTTGGGATGAGATCGCGAAAGAGAACAAGATCAAGAAGCGACTGGAGAAAGCAACGAAAGAAACTCTGTACATCGGAGATGGAGCCTTTAAGGTCACATTTGATACAAGTCTTTCACAGTATCCGATCATTGAGTACTATCCTGGAGAACGACTTAATGTCAAAAATAATCGTGGCAGGATCACAGAGATTGAGTTCAAAACGGTTTATGACTACAAAAGAAGAGAATATATCCTGCATGAGTATTACGGCTATGGGTATATCAAATATAAACTGACCTGCAATGATAAGGAAGTACCGCTTGATGCACTGGATGAAACAAGAAACTTGCAGAACTTGGCATTCTCAACATACCAGGAAGGTAAAGATGGAGAAGTTAAGCAACGTGGCGAATATATGCTCGCTGTACCGCTTATGTTCTTTGAATCTGGAAAATGGGATAGTAGAGGGCAGAGTATCTTTGATCGTAAGATTGATGCGTTCGATGCCTTTGATGAAGCATTCAGCCAATGGATGGATGCACTTCGGGCTGGAAGAAGCAAAGAGTATATTCCAGAATGTTTCATTCCAAGAAATCCAGAAACAGGAGCGACATTACCAGTGAATCCATTTGATAATCGATACATCAAAACAGATTCCGACATGCACGAAGGTGCAAAGAATGAGATCGTATTACAGCAGCCAGAGATTCCACATGAAAGCTATCTATCAGCATACATAACAGCACTGGATTTATGTCTGCAAGGTCTGATCAGTCCGTCAACGTTAGGGATTGACGTAAAGAAACTGGACAACGCAGATGCACAGAGAGAAAAAGAGAAAGCTACACTTTATAGCAGAAATGCGATCGTAGGCGCATTGCAGGAAGACTTGCAAAGTCTGATCAAGGTAAGTATCAAATCATACCGTGAACTAAATGGACAGAACAGTAATGATGATGTCGAGGTAGATGTAACGTTTGGAGAATATGCCAATCCATCTTTCGAGAGCCAGGTTGAAACTGTTGGAAAAGGAAGGTCACAGGGAGTCATGAGTGTTGAAGCATGTGTGGACGAGCTGTATGGGGATTCCAGAGATGATGAATGGAAGAAACAAGAGGTTGCAAGACTGAAAGCAGAACAAGGAATCATGGAAGTAGAAGATCCGGCGGTCAATACGGCAGCAGGAGATTTTCAGATAGGAGAATCAAATGGTAGTAACAATAATGAACCACTCGTACAGAATGAGCCGACAGGAGACGAAAAAGTTCCTAAGACAGATGAGTGATCATGTTCCGTTTGGCATTTATGCGATTGAGAAAAACGGAATCATCGAGATGAGAAAGGACAGATGCAGCAGCATGTCAAAACTCAAAGAGATGAAAAGAGAGTTTAAGAAACGTGGGTATAAAGTGTATTACAACACGGGTGAATGATGAATGAGTACGATATTCAAGAAGCATTGAAAAGAATTGAAGATGAATTGATCGCATCCATGATCCGAAACATGGACCGTCACAGGGCAGAAGAAACCAAAGAAGGTTTTGAATGGGGCATGTGGCAAGCAGAACAATTGAAAGCCTTGGAAGAATACAAGAAGCGAAACAAAGAGAGATATAAGGATCAATTTGGAGAGATCAATTCAAGCATCCCTGCACTGATCAGTGAATCAAGAAAACGTGGATATTTAGATCAGGAAGCACAGATCTTAGAATCTATTGGTAAAGGTGCCAGTAGAGGACAGGGAGATATTGACGGTTCATTCTTTCAGATCAACGATCGTAAGATGAATGCACTGATCGATGCGACAGTCTCAGATATGGATAGTGCAGAGACAGCAATGCTAAGACGTGCAAATGATCAGTACCGAAAGACGATATTCAATGCACAGGTATATGCAAACAGTGGAGTTGGTACCTATGAAAAAGCCGTAGATATGGCAACAAAGGATTTTCTTGCTGCGGGTATCCAATGCATCCAGTACAAGAATGGATCAATGCATAGGATTGAGGAATACGCAGGTATGGCAATCCGAACAGCAAGTAAGAGAGCTTATCTTACCGGAGAGGGAGAAAAGCGTAGGGAATGGGGATGCCACCTCGTGATCATGAACAAGAGAGGGAATCCGTGTCCAAAGTGCCTGCCGTTTGTTGGGAAGATTCTGATCGATGATGTGTGGAGCGGTGGTAGCAGTAAGGATGGTAGTTATCCACTGATGAGCTCTGCAATGGCAGCAGGGCTTTATCATCCCAATTGCAAAGACAGTCACACAACATACTTTCCCGGAATCAGTACACCGCCAGACGATAAGTTTTCAAGGGAAGAGATCAAACAGGTTGAGGATGATTATAAGGACGATCAAAAGCAACAATACGCACAGAGACAGGAAGAAAAATTTGATCGGCTGTCAACATACTCTTTGGATTCTGAAAACAAAAGAAAATATGCAATAAAGAAAGCAGAATGGGAAAAAGTTTCTCCTGCAGAAGAAGATAAAGTAAGATCATTATTGGATACAGAGGAGGATGTAGTTGAAAAAGCACCAGAAATTAATTTAAAAGACAAAATTACAAATACGAATAATAAACTTGCAGAGTTAAAACAAGAATTTAGCAATGCGACAGAGGGTTATTCGTACGATGAATGGTTTAAAGAATATGATTCTATTGAAGATGGTTTTGGAGGTGTAGTATATGATGATGGATCATTTGAAAAGCTGAAAAATCTTGATACTGAGATAAAAGAAATAACACGAGAAAAAGAACGCTTGAAAGAACTGTTACCTGAAAATATGTCAATTGTTGATGAGTTGAAAGAAGATATCGCTAATAATAATGATCGAATTGCTGATATGGTATCCGAGTATGCGGAAAAGAGCGATAAACTGAATAATGGAATATTATTCGGCACTATGGATGTCGATTCTTTGAATAAATTGTCAAGCGAAGTAAAAGGACTAAAAGCATCTATAGATGAGCTAAATCTCAAAAATGACGAATTGAAAGATTGGATTCCTGATCGCACTCAAACAAAGCATTCAACTGTTGTAAATGGTTCTGATTTATCAGGTGACAAGATAGATTATTCAACTGGTAAATTTGATCATGATATTGAAACGGCGATGAATGCACAGGGATTTGATGGAGTGCCAAGCGTTGTGGAATACGAGGAATTTGAGAAAGCAATGGAAGAATCAGGATTTTATGCCGAAAGAACTTATTCCGCAGAAACGCAAGAGTTATTAGACACTTATCGAGATGAATTATATAATGGAAAGTGGTATGTGGATTGTTCAGATGGCGGTTCACAATACGGACAAGGAATGTATTGCGCATCCAGCTATGATCTTACAGATAACCATTCATTAGGAGGTATTGAATGGGAAATGTCGCATTATCAAGAAATTGGTATGTCAAAAGGACGCGCGTTTTCATATACAGAGTCTATCACACTTCAACCAAATGCTAAGATCTTTCATCTGCCAAATGAAGCAGATGCAGGGGAATATATATCTGATAAATATATGCAACATTGCATGTTGAAAGATGCAACTGATAAGAGTTATATTAAAGATGTAAATGAGTACTTTAACACGCAAGATAGATTGATTGAACTTGGTAAGAAGTATGATGCGAAAGAAATTACACTGGATGAATATGAAAGACGCCAGAATGCAATTTATGCTTACAGAGATGCAATCTATTATAAAAATCCTGAATTACAAAAAGCAAAGAAAAAAGCAATGGAGCAGCAGATGTATAAGCTTCCAGACATGAAATATCCTAAACTAAAAGACCCAGGTACACTTGCGGTAGAAATGGGATATGATGCTATTAAAGCAGAGGGTCATGGTGAGAGCGGTTCGTATACAGTAATTTTAAACAGAACAAAAGTAATATTCTGCAAAGGAGGATCAATATATGGCAACTAAGATTGAGCGAAACAAAGACGGATCAATTAAAGGAATCACGACAATGGGGGATCTGATTGGCGAAGGAGGTTACACGCGTGAACAGTGGAAAAAAATAAGAGAAGTTAGAGAACAATTAGAAAAAAATAACGAAAAGGGCACGGCTAAATAAGTCGTGTTTTTTATATTTTAAGGATTAAGGAAAGGAGGACCAGCAATGAAAGTAGGAGTAACTTACAATTACCACGACAGAGAACTTGGTTTTGAAAAACACGTTGGAGATGAGTTTGACGTTACAGATGAAAGAGGTCAGGTACTGATCGCAGCAGGTGTAGCGGAAGAAATCATTGAACCTGTAGAAGAACCAGAAACTCAGGAAGCAACTGAGAAAGAAGAAAAACCAAAAAGAAACACAAAGCCAAGAAAGTAAGAGGTGATCCATAAATCTCGGTAGCAGACGTTCCGTTAAGACGTCTTATTTTTATGCTCCAAACACGATAAGAGGGTAAAAGATGCGTGGGCGGTGACACCGAAGACAATGGATAACTGGGAGACACCCACAAAATGGAAAGGAGCAGCAATGAAAAAGAAATTAAACATGAATCTACAGTTTTTTGCGGAACCAGGATCAGAACCAACGGGAGGACAGGGAGAACCTGCACCACAGCCAGGAGCAAATCAGACTCCGCCGGCAACTGATCCACCACAGCCACAGATTGACTACAATAAGATTCAGCAGATGTTAGATGGAACATTAGCAGCAAAAGAAAACACTGCATTAAAAGCCTACTTTAAACAGCAGGGCTTAAGTCAGGAAGAAGCTGAGCAGGCAATGCAGGCATTTAAACAACAGAAAGCTGCAAATGAACCAAACATCGAAGCAATCCAGAACGAGGCACAGAACGCACAGCAGATGGCACAGAAAGCCATGATCGAGCGTGATGCTTATAAGTTATCTGGAGAACTTGGAATCGACTTAAAAACAATGCCTTACGTGTTAAAACTGGCAGACATGTCACAGGTCGTACAGGATGGAAAGATCGATTCCGAAAAATTAAAAGAAGCATTAAACAAAGTATTGGAAGATGTGCCACAGTTAAAACCACAGGAACAGCAGCAGACAGGATTCCGTCAGATCGGAGTTGGTCAGCAGCATAGCGGAGAGACTGGTGGCAATACACCACAGCAGAAAGCGGTACCAACAAAACGATGGAACCGCTTTAATTAGGAGGTAAGAAAGAATGGCATTAAATTATGCACAGGTATGGGAGCCGGAACTCCTGGAGATCTTAATGCAGGGAACATTAACTTCTCCATTCGTAACATCAAATGTAACATGGTTGGATGCGAAAACATTCCACTTCACACAGATGTCTGTATCTGGATTCAAAAACCACAGTCGAAATGGCGGATGGAACAAAGGAACTTATGCACAGACAGATACTGCATTTACCGTAGAACACGACAGAGATGTATCATTTCTTGTTGATAAAGCAGATGTCGATGAGACAAACGCAACAGCATCTATCCAGAATATTTCCAAAGTCTTTGAACAAACTCAGGTAGTTCCAGAAACAGATGCGTTATTTTTCTCTAAAGTAGCACAGGCTGCACAGAAAGTGACTGGATATCACAGCTCAACAGCTTCCAGTGATTATACAAAAGCAAATGTATTCAGCAAGTTAAAAGGATTCCTTGCAGCAGGAAAACTTCGCAGATACAAAGCGAATGGATCACTGATCATGTATGTATCATCTGCGATCATGGATCTGTTAGAACTGTCTACAGAATTTACTCGTAAGATTGAGATGACTCAGATCGCAGAAGGCGGTATGGGAATCGAAACACGAGTCACAGATATTGATGGCGTAACACTTATGGAAGTTATCGATGATGAACGCTTCTATGATAAGTTTAACTGGGAAGTTGAAGAAGGCGGATTTGCACCAGTAAAGAAAGACGCAGGTAAATCCGCAACAGGATCACATAAGATCAATGTGCTGATCGCATGCGGACAGACATGTAAGACAGTTCCTAAGATCTCATCCATTTATTACTTTGATCCAGGAACACACACAGAAGGTGATGGTTATCTGTATCAGAACAGAACTTTATCTGACGTATTTGTATTCCCGAACGGAAAAGATGGCAAGGTTGATTCTGTTTACGTTGACGTAGACACTACGGAATATACAGAAGTGTAGGAGGTGGTGCATATGGCACTCGCCTCTTATGCGGATCAGGAGTATTATGAAAAAGTCAGCGGTGTAATCATAACGGATGATCTTGAAAGGAGACTGTATATCGCAAGCCGACACATTGACACACTTACATTTAACCGCATTGTAGCAAGAGGATTTGAGAATCTGACAGAGTTTCAAAAAGATGTGATTCGTCTGGTTGTCTGTAGACAGGCAGATTTTGAAGCAGAGAATGAATCTCTGATCAACAGTGTCTTAAGTTCTTATTCGATCAATGGTGTGTCAATAGGAATCAATGCCGGTGGATGGAATGTGACAGTTCAGGATGGAGTGATCATGAAAGCTGACAATTATGCAATGCTAGAACAGACAGGATTGTGCTGCAGGAGATTGGGGGCGATCTGATGAAATGGCCAGAGTTAATTCCAAAATCAATGTGTCAGGCGGATATTCACATTCGAATTGACAGCGAAGAGATTGGAGAGGAAGGGCAGCCGATCACTCTGATCGATGCAGATTTCAAATGCAATTATCAGGACAAAGCGAAAAGAGTTATGACAAATGAGCAGAAGATCGTACAGGTTACGGGATCTGCTCTTTTTTGTGGAGATATCGCTCCAGATGTACCAGTGATCAGTTGCGGTGTCGCAACAATCTTTGGAGTTGAGAGAGTGATCGTAAGTGGAGAGAAAGCAAGAAATCCCGATGGGACGGTCAATTATACCAGATTGGAGTTGATGTGATGATCCGTTGCAATTCAATTATAAAAATCAACACACAGAGACTTCGGGAGCTTTCACGGGCACAAGTCACAGCACTGGAAAAGACAGCAGAAGCTTTGCATACCGAAGTGGTACAAGCTCAGGTTATGCCGTTTGATACAGGAAATCTGCAAAATGATAATACATTTGTAGATTATACTTACAGCAAAACAGGACATGCAAGGATTGTATCTACAACGCCATATGCCAGAAGGTTATATTTCCATCCGGAATACAATTTTCAGACGTACGAAAATCCGTTTGCAGGCGGTGAATGGTTTAATCCTTGGCTTCCAGGCGGATTGTATGAAGATTTTGCGCAAAAAGCATTTAAGAAACTGTACCGAAGGGAGAGTGGCGTATGATTTTGTTAGCAGATGTAAAAGACTGGCTGAAAACAGTATTTGAAGCTGATCACTATTACACAGGAAAGTTAGACAACAAAAAAGACAGATCCATTGGAGTGTATCAACGAAGTTCCTATGCTCCAAAACGGTATGCAGTAGGTGGATATAAGAAATATGATACGAAAAGTATATCTGTCTTAGTCCACTGGAACAACAATTCAAAAGAAACAGAACAGGCAGCAGCCGAACTGTTTGAAATATTAGAAATACAGAAACAATTCATGATCAAAGATACAAAAGTAGATTTCTTATCCATGCAGGTTCCTGAACCAGTAGATGTTGGAACGGATGACAAAGGAATCTATGAACGTGTCATTTGGTTTGACATTTATTACGAAAGGAAGGTAGACGATGAGCGAAACAGCTAAAAGCGGAGTATATCCTTGCTACGAAAATCAGTTTCAGATCGACACTGCAGCATCTGGATCAGAAGCAGCTATGAAAGATATCGCAGACTGTGAAACATTTGATGTGTCCTTTGATAACGGCGTAGAAGAATGGAATCCCTTTGATACAGAAGGGTGGACACGCAGATTAATGACCGCAAAATCCGTTACGATCTCAGTTACAGCAAAACGAAATGTAGGAGATGCCGGAAATGATGCGGTTGCAGGATTGGCATGGAAAAATGGAAGGAATGTAGAGAAAGATTTTCAGTGGACGTTCCCGGATAAAACAGTTGTCAAGTTTGCAAGTGCAGTTATCAATGTGACAAATGTAGGAGCAGGAGATTCTACAGCAGTTGCACCTCTGGAATTTGAAGTACAGAGCAACGGTAAACCAACAGTAACACCAGGAGTTTAGGAGAGGGAAACCTCTCCTTTTTTGAAAGGGAGATAAAATGGGAAAAGTAGTAGATATTACAGATAAGCTGAAATTTGAAGAGAATCCGGCATTAGTGATCAACGGAAAGAAATATGAAGTGAATGCAGATGCGACAACTATGATCGAAGTCATGGGAGAGTTAGGAGATGCAGAAGACGATGTGACTCCAGGGACGATCTCAAAACTTTGCAAGCTGATCTTTACAGATAAAGCACAGAAAGACTTAGCAAAGCTTCATTTGAAATTTGATGATTATACCGTAGTTGTTCAGGAAGCAATTTCATTAATTTCTGGAACCGATGGTGAAGAAGAATCGGGGGAGTAGTTGATCCTGGATATGATCTGTTTGAAGATTGGGACCTGATCGTATCTTCATTTGCGGAGCAGTATGGAATCAGAATCTATTCCAAAGAATTTAAGGAAATGCAATGGCACGAGTTCAAAGCGCTGCTTTGTGGAATAGGACCAGATACATCTTTAGGACGGATCGTATCCATCCGATTAGAAGATGACAATGAAGTGATCAAAGAGTTTACTTCGGAACAAAAAGAGATCAGAAACAAGTGGAGAAGAAAAGCCGCTAAGACAAAGACAGAAAAAGAAACGAATGATTTCTTAGAAACGATGAAACAGGCATTTATTGATATGGCAGGAGGTATAACAAATTGAAAAGATAAAATGTAAAGAATGCGGACAGACATTGATGGTCGCAGAATATGTAAAAGGGGAAATTAAATGTCCCCGATGCAAACAGGTAAATATAGTATGGATCCGCAAAGGGAAGAGCATAGGTAAGCACAGTTGTAGTAGCTAAGCCAGCCTACTTTGTGAAAAAGCAAGGTAGGTGATAAGTATGGCAGCAGATAGTGCAGGACAGATCGGCTTAGATCTGGTGATCAATCAGCAACAATTTAATAAACAGTTAGGTGGAATACAGAACCTCGCAAAGAAAACAGGAAAGATGCTTGCCGGTGCTTTTGCTGTAAAAGGATTAACAAGTTTTGCGAAAGACTGTATTGAGCTAGGATCAAATCTAACAGAGGTACAGAACGTTGTCGATGTGGCGTTTCCGACAATGAACAAAAAAGTAAACGAATTTGCACAAAATGCAGCAAGTACATTTGGACTTTCTGAAACGATGGCAAAGAAGTTTACCGGAACATTCGGAGCGATGGCAAATGCTTTTGGATTTTCTGAAAAAGAATCGTACAAGATGAGTACGGCTCTTACCGGACTTGCCGGAGATGTGGCATCATTCTATAACATTTCACAGGATGAAGCATTTACAAAATTAAAATCGGTATTCTCCGGAGAAACGGAGACGTTAAAAGATTTAGGAATCGTAATGACACAGACAGCTCTTGATCAGTACGCGCTGGCAAATGGATTCGGCAAAACGACCAGTGCCATGACGGAACAGGAGAAAGTAGCCTTAAGATATGCATTCGTACAGCAACAGTTGCAAAATGCGACAGGGGACTTTTCAAGGACCTTTGATCAGTGGGCGAACCAGATCAGAATTTTATCTTTGCAATTTGATTCCCTGAAAGCTTCAATTGGACAAGGATTGATTAATTTATTCTTGCCAATCGTAAAAGTAATTAACTTGGTGCTTGGAAAATTAATGACTCTTGCAAATGCATTCAAGTCGTTTACAGCAATGATCATGGGCAAGAAGACCAGTGGAGCGTCAGCAAGTCTTGATAAGACGGCGACAAGTGCAGGAAAGGTATCTAACAGCTTAAACAATGCGACAAGTTCCGCAAATAAGCTGAATAAGTCGACAAAGAAAGTTGGAGACACAGCCAAAAAGACAGCAAAGAAGATATTTGGATTGATGGGATTTGATCAGATCAATAAATTGACTGAAACAAAAGGATCATCTGGATCAAAGAGTTCTACACCATCTTCTGGTACAGGATCCGCAGCAGGTGGAGCATCTGGTGGTAATGTAGATATGGGCTCTCTTCCCAAGGGAGAAGATGAAAAAGCCACAAAACTCGGAAAAGGCTATGATAATCTTAGAAAAGCAATTGATAAGTTAAGAGTAGCTTTTAGTGCGTTTAGCAAGGTTGCAATAGGAGCTTTCAAATGGATCTGGAAGAACATGTTAGTACCGCTTGGAAAATGGACAATGCAGAAACTTGCTCCAAAACTGATTGAATTATTAGCTGCAGCATTAAATGTACTGACAGCAGTATGCAAAGCATTGCAGCCGCTATGGCAGTGGGCATGGGATCATTTGTTTAAACCACTTGCTAATTTTGTTGGAGATGCGATCATTGGATTTTTAGATCTTCTGGTTAAGGGATTGAACGGATTAGCAAACTGGATCAATAAACACCAGAGCACGGTGCAAAACATAGCAATTGTGATAGCGAGTTTCTTTGGTGCATTTAAGTTAGTTTCTTTTGTGACAGCTGTAATTCCGATCATGGCCAAAGTCGCAACGGCATTTGACACATTTAGAAAAGTGGTTACATTCTTAGGTGGACCATTAAAAGCAATCATCAGCGTATTTAAAAATCTTCCGCTGATTTTCTCGTTGATAACAGGCCCTGTAGGAATTACCGTAGCGGTGATTGGTGGATTGATCGCAGCTGGATTATTATTGTGGAAGAATTGGGATAAGATTAAAAAATCCAAGTTCGCCAAATTTTTATCAGGCATTGTAACAAGTTTCAAAAATTTATTGAAATGGGTAAAGAAAAATGTTCATCCGATCAAAGCGTTCAAGAAGCTTTGGGAAGGTATTAAGAATAAAAAAGCCAAACTGGAAGCTGAGGTAAAAGAAAAGGTTAAAGGCGCACTTGCATCTTTAAAAGAAAGTTGGGAATCTGTTAAAGATAAAGCTGCATCCTTGGTAGCAGAAGCGAAAGAAAAGGCAGAGGGTGCGATCGCAAATCTGAAAGAAGGATGGGATTCAATCAAAGATCGTGCAACAACTTTAGTTGCTGAAGCAAAAGAAAAAGCTCAAGGTACATTAGAAAAATTGCATAATGCTTGGGAGAATATTAAGGACAAAGGTGCTGAATTAATTGCGACCGCCAAGGAAAAGGCAGAAGGAGCAATTGATAAATTAAAATCTGGATGGGAATCCATCAAAGACAGGGGTGCCGAATTAATTGCGGAAGCGAAAGAAAAAGCCTCTGGTGTAATTGCAAAACTTAAGGGAGCTTGGGATTCTGTAAAAGATAAAACAGCAACCCTTATTGGACAGGCTGAAAATAAGGCAGGAAAAGGTCTAACGTCAATAAAAAATGCTTTTAAGACAGTTAAAGATAAAACAGCAACATTAAAAGCATACGCAAAGAATAAAGCAACAAGTGCAATATCAAAGATAAGAAAAGGTTGGAACTCTTTAAAATCAAAAACTGTAACATTGACGGCAAGAGTAAAGACGGCAGTAGATTCTGTTAAAGGATGGGTAAATACACATATCATTGATAAATTAAATGGAGTTTTAAGCAAAGCAAAGATTTTTGGCAAAAATCCAATTAAGCATCTTGCTCAAGGTGGATATGTAAAGAAAAACACCCCACAGCTAGCCATGATCGGAGATAACCGCCATCAAGGCGAGGTCGTAGCACCAGAAGACAAGATGATCGCCATGGCTAAAAAGGCAGCAGAGTTATCCGGCGGCAGTAGTAAAGATGATCAGATTATTCGACTGTTAATGGAGCTGATCAACGCAGTTAAATCTATAGACACCGATGTTTACCTGGATGGGAAGAAAATAACCAAAACCGTAAATGACAACAACAACGCAGATATCAGAGCCGGCAAACGACCGATCCTGATCTAAGGAGAAATAAGATGGCAACACTGACATGTGGAAACACTGCATTGCCGGAGCCGGTTGAACTAAGCACTTCGGATGAGATCATCTGGAGTGCCAATACCGAACGATCATCATCAGGAGATATGATTGGAGAAGCAATTGCAGAGAAAAAGACATTGGATATCAAGTGGGGAGTCCTCACAGAGTCCGAAGTTAAGAAGATAAAAAATAATCTTGTGAAAGGATTCTTTCCGATCACATTTAGAGACATGGGAACAACACATACCATCACTGTATACCGAGGAACTCTTACAAAAGAACATCTGGGGTATATCGGGGATGGTATTTATTATTACAAAAGTGCGAGCGTTCAGATCGTGCAGAAATAGGAGAGATGGAAATGAAGTTAAAAGAGATTATGAGAATCCACGAAGGATTAGTAAAACAGTCAAGCAAAGTTTACACAGCAAAATTAGGATATGCAATTTCTAAAAATATGAAAGCATTCCGAAAAGCGATTGAAGAATATGATGAAAACCGCCTTAAGATCTGTGAACGATACGCAGAAAAAGATAAGGACGATAAGCCGATCGTGAAAGAAAACCAGTATGAAATGACAGATGAAAGCAAAGAGATTGTAAATGAAGAAATCAAAGAACTGCAGGAAGTGGATACTGATATTGATATCATGAAAGTTTCATTTGCAGAACTTGAACGATGTGAAAATGCAGATCGCTATGACATCCCATCTGTTGCAGATATTGAAGACCTGATGTTTATGATCGAAGACTAGCCGGAGGTGATGCTATATGTATCAGGCAAGTAAAAAATTTGGCGATGCAATAGCAGGGTCAAACAGAAAATTTAATACAAGGCTTCTGGAGAACGAAAAAGTATTAGTAGAATCTGTAAAGAATTTTACAATAACGTCTGGTGCGGAAGAAATAACAATCGGGAGTGCGGTGGCGAGTTATGTTCAGGCAACGATCGAGAATAAAGGAATTGCATTGTCTGGAAAAGAAGTCAGCTTGGAGATCGGCGTGGAAGTCGATGGAGAGATGGAATATATTCCGATGGGGTTATATACGATCCAGAATCCCAAGATTGAAAGCAACAAGGTTACGTTTACCGCATATGACAGATTAGCAAGCAGATGCAATGGGGCATATTATTCTAAATTAAGTTATCCAACGGATGCAGTAGATATATTGGCTGAAATCAGCACGATGACAGGCGTGGCGATTGATACATCTACATTACAGCGAGGAATCCAGATCAATCAAAGAGCGATCATTGAGGAAGGTGATTACAACGAAGAAACCGAGGAAAGCGAAGTGATCACAACATATGTAAATCCTTTTGATGGATATACATACAAAGAAACCATCGGATTTATCGCAGGATTATTCGGCAAATTTGCTATATGTGGAAGAACTGGAATGATCGAGTTTCGATGGTATCAGGGTATTGATTACGAGATCCCAAGCAATATATTTTATAACGATCTGCAAGAAACAGAAGAAAGTTTCAGTATCAAAAGACTGATATGTGATAACTCAGATCAGACACTTTCATCTGGATCAGGAGCTACCGGCATAAGTATGCAAAATCCGGTTATGACACAGAGTATATTAGACGGTGTTTACAATACTGTCCAAGGCTTAGTATTCACGCCTGCAGCATTAAGATTTATCGGAGATACGAGGCTTGATATCGGAGATATTGTTACTGCTGTAAAAAATGATGGCACGAAATTCACAATACCGATCATATCATTGATAACAAGTTATGACGGTGGATTGATGCAGACAATTGCAAGCTATGGGAATACCGCCGAGGAAGATGATTCTGACACAAAAGGTCCTATAACCGAAATGGCAGAACGAGTTGAGTACGAATTAGCGTTTGTAAAAAAACTCATGGTGGATAATCTGACAGCGACAAATGCAACGATCAAGAATCTGTCTGGAGATGTTTTGAAATTTAAAACAGGTGAGTTTGAAACTTTAAAAACTGATGTGGCAAATTTTAAACAGACATTCACAGATGACTTACAGGCGTCAAATGCAAAAATTAACACCTTAGAATCTGACCATGCAATATTTAAAGAAGCAACCGCGACGAATCTTAACGCGACAAATGCTAGAATTGTGAATATTGAGGCTGATTATTTAAAAGCTACAGATGCAAAACTTACCTATGCAACAATTACGAATTTAAATACTACCAATGCTGAGATCACAAAGCTGAAAACAAAAGATGCAGAGATCGATAAACTAGTTGCAACAAAAGCTACGATCGCGGACCTTAATGCAGCAGTCGGCAGAGTTGGAGTATTGGAAAGTAGCTATGCTAATCTCAACACGTTAGTAAATGGAAATCTTACATCTGACAACATTCAGAACTTAACATTGACATCAAAGAATACAACGATTGAAAACGGCATGATCAAAAATGCAATGATTGAGAATCTGTCGTTTGATAAGATCACAGGTATGGAAATTAATACAACAAATCTGACGGTACATAGTTCTGATGGTAAGTCAAAATGGAGTGACAATACAATCCAGATATCTGATGCAAACCGTGTCAGGGTCCAGATCGGAAAAGATGCTTCAAACGATTACAGCATGTCTGTCTGGGATAAGAATGGGAATCTGATCTGGGATGCTCTTGGAGCTACGGAGAAAACGATTCAGAGAAAGATTATTCGAGATGGTATTGTAGCGGATGATGCAAATATTTCTGGTTCGAAACTGGATATTAACAGTGTGATCAAAGAAGTGAATGGTTCTACGACGAAACTGAAATCTTCTACAATCGTTATGAACGATAAGAACCAAACGTTAGACGTCGTGTTTAATGAAATGGAAACAACCGTAGCAGATAATCTGAGCAGTGCTAAGCTGTATGCGGATGGTAAGTTATCCGATGCACAGAAGTATGCCTTAGAACAGGCAAACAGTGCGTTGAGCAGTGCTAAGAGCTATGCTGATAGTGCTGTGGATAAGATAGAGGTTGGTGGTAGGAATCTGGCGAGAGATACATCTAATGAATATAGCACACCATACACAAACTTTAACGGTAGCGCTAACACCTGTTTCTATAACAAGCGTGTTTACCTGGATGGGTTAAAAGCAGGGGATACAATAACAGTACATATGTATGTTAAATACGATGATATTGTACCAACCAGTGGACAGAACGCAAGAATGTGGACACAAGGTTCGGGGAATGTTACGTTATGGAATAGTGGAACATTTCCAGCATCTTCTAGGCAATCATTGTCTGGGAGTGGTGTATGTGAAATTTTATACTCTGCGACAGTTTATAAAGATTCTGAAAAAAACCAATATTGGGTATGTAATATTAGAACTGATTATATCCAAAGTGGATCAGTACAGGTAAAGAGCTTTAAAGTTGAAAAAGGAAATAAAGCTACTGACTGGACACCTGCTCCTGAAGATACACAATCTCAGATCGACAATATCACAGAGATCACAACATCTCACATAACAAGCATCAGTACGATGCAGGGACAGATATCAAGTCTGATTTCCGAAGATACAACGATCAAAGGAAACTATGATGCTTTACTAAGCAGATATAACGCAACTGTAAATACTGTAGATAGTATGAAAACTACAATCAGCGAACATACAACAATTCTGAATAGTCAAAATGACTCGATCACAGCTGTCACAACGAAAGCCAATACGATTGAATCAAATTTAGCAGGAACAACTCAGACTGTATCTGAGGTTAAATCAAATTTATCTGGAACACAGGAAAGAGTCACGAAAGTTGAAACAAGTCTGTCTGGTTTGACTACAAGGGTTTCTAGTACAGAAACGAATCTTGCCAATTTAGAAATTGGTGGAAGAAATTTAGTATTGCGCAGTAAGGATTTCACATCGGGTGATGATTACTGGTATATAAATGGTAATTACAGAAAAAGTATCGATGATGATGGGTTTACGGTTGTATCAATAAGCAGGAGCGGGGCTGGTTTAGAGTGGAATAGAATTATCCCACATGCTTTTGTACCAGTTGAAGAAATGCATAGAGGAATTATTGTATCGTTTGATTTCATGTGCGACAAGGTTTCTGAATTGGATCGTGGATGTATTTGTGCATTGCAAACGTATAATAGCGGAGGCGGTCGCATTGGTTGGCACGAATCTCAAGATATATTATCCGGGACACAATGTAAATTAAGTGCACCTTTATCTGATGGGAAATGGATTAGGGTACAAGTTCCTTTTTCAGAGGGAGATCTTAAAAAAACTTATGGTAGTAGTGCCGTAGCATATACGAGTGTTTCATTACAACTAGTTAGTAATGGTTCAATACATTTTAAAAAAGTAAAAATTGAATATGGTAACAAAGCAACCGATTACACTGAAGCACCAGAAGATGTAGATCAGCAAATTACAGCAGCAGAAACAATAGCTAGTCAAACTGCTGATAAATTCAATTGGTTGGTTAAATCTGGTACAAATTCAACTGATTTCGAGTTAACTGATCGGACCGCTACATTAGTAGCATCTGCTATTAATATGAATGGGTTGGTTACGTTTAGTGGGTTAAATACAGATGCCAAAAACGAGATTGGAAAAGTAGCACAGAGTAAAGTTGATGGTTTAGATGTCGGTGGCAGGAATTTATTGTTAAATTCCAAAGACACTATCTATTGGGATGGAAAACAAACAGATTCCGATGGATTTGTAGAAGGATATCATATAGGCAATGGGTTATGGCATGAACAGCATTATAGACTATCAATTAAAAATGATGATACTACAAAATATACTGCACCAATTACAATTTCTGCTTATGTTAAAGCACCAAGCACCTCTCTTGGTGGAGCATATTTTTGTTTGGATTTAAGAGACTCAAGCAATGTTCGAATAGCAGACGACAACTATGCGTTATTGTATTTTAAAAATCATGAACAAATTAATGAAAATACATGGACGTATGTGAGCTTTACAACAACTTCTTTATCAAGTGATTTTTCTCAAAATGGTCAATGGAATTTACAGATTAAAACCAATGGCGGTTTTGCAACAGGATCTAAATTTTGGTACAAAAAAGTAAAAGTTGAGTTTGGTAACAAAGCTACAGATTGGACTCCAGCTCCTGAAGATGTTTCTCAGGATGCAACTAATAAAGCAAGTCAGGCTTTAACAGATGCCAAAAACTACTCTTCTAGCGCAGTCAATTGGGTAACTAGCAATGGTTCATCAACAATAAGTCTTAATTCAATGGTCAAAAAATGGACAGACGGGGCAGTAAGTGACACAACACGGATTAACGGTGGATGGATTAAAGCGAATACTATTACTGCTAGTAAGATTGCGTTAGCTGACTTTACGAACTATTCTCAGCTAACCAGAGATACAGCAGCTACATATGGATTTGCAGTGACTGATGATACAGATGGTACATGGTTTAGTACGCAAGGCATTAGGCGAGATCAGTTTATTTCTGAAACATTCCCTTGTAATGGCGGAGAATCTTATTTAATAGAATATGATATTTCCACAAATGCCAAGGGAGCAAATAATTCAACTGACACTAAAAATTATATTGGTGTAGCTGTTGGCGTTTATGGATATACAGGAACTGTTGGTTCTAATGGACTTCCAAACAAAGCAACAAATATTTGGTATGCAGATAGAATTACTGGATCTGAAACCTCTCCATCAATTCATGTAAAAACTACAATTACTACTTCTACGGCCACAAAACAATTCCGAGTATTTTTACAATCAAACGGATATTACTTTGAAGGCACAACAAAGATTAGAAACTTATCTGTTCGTAGAATGTATGGCGGAACTCTTATCGTAGACGGTTCCATTACAGCAGACAAAATCGCAACAGATGCCATTAAATCTCGCAACTACATCTCTTCTGGTGGTACGCAGGGATCATTCTTGAATCTGAGCGATGGTAGCTTTACAAGTCCTAATTTGAGTTGGGATTCAAATGGTAATTTGATTGCCAAGAATGCGAACTTGAGTGGACAGATTACTGCTACGAAAGGTAGTATTGGTAAGTATGAGATTACTGATACATATCTGAAAACTGGAAGCGGTTCTACGTGTAGCGGTATTGGCTCTGATGATTGTGCGTTTTGGGCAGGTGGAACAAATTCTAAAGATTCTAATTTTGTTGTTTTATATGGTGGTAGTGTACTTGTAAATAATTTAGAGTGTAATGATAGGAATAGTAATGATGCGTTAGCTATAACAAATGGTACACTTTACATTCAATCAGACAATAATTCCGCTTTTTTATCATCCACTGGATTTGAATTTGAATGGGGAGGAGATTACCGCATACTATCAGTAGGTGATGGTGTTAAATGTTATCGAAATTTATATGCAACAGATTTTATTGCGGATGGATGGATTTATAATGCTCCAGGGGGACATTATACATGGAAAGATAGAAATGATGCATATATAAGTTGTGGAAACTATAATAATACAAACAACGTTTACTATTATGCTGGATATCATGCGTTTTATGTAAATGGAGATTCTGGTTCTGGAATGATGTACATCGAGACAAGTGGTGTTAGCTCCAGAAAAGGGTTCCGTAACAGCTCTGACGAAAGAATCAAGAAAGATTTTCGACATTTTGACGATGATTTCATTAATTCATACATGCAATTGGAACCGATTAAGTATAGATTCAAAGATGACACAGATAATTCCTATCATATAGGTTTCAAAGCGCAGAATGTAAATAGTGTTTTGAATGATTATGGGAAATCTCACAACGAACAATTTGGAATATGTGCAACGCACCATATAGACCCAGAGTATGCCGAAAAAACATATGGCGAAAATAACATGACTGAAGTTTACACATTAGCATACGATGAATTGATTGGAGCAAACACCTTCATGATCCAAAAGACCAGAAAAGATTTAATGTATCAAGCGGGTCGGATTGACATGCAAGAAGCGATCATCAATGATCTGCAGACAAGATTGCTGCAGGCAGAAAAAACAATAAAACAATTAACTCAGGCATTGGCTTAATCGCTGATGCCTGTATTTATGCAAAAATGAAAGGAGCATAACTATGTTAGAAACAAAGAAAAGCACAACACTTACAGGAACAATCACAGTAAAAGACGGAGATGTAGATAAACAGGTGGTTTATTTGTCTGCAAACGTCACGTCTGACGGAGCAGGTAATGATAATGTAAACCAGACAATTCAGGATCAGAATCTTTATAAAGCGAACAAAGTGCAGATCAGAAAAGATATTGCAGAGTTCACAAATAAGTTTTATGAGATTCAGGATGCAGAGGTAGAAGAATAGAATGAAAGAGAATATGGAAATCAGAGCAAGACCGCTGTGGGTCTTATTTTTATGTGTAAAATAATAATTTTCTAACAAAAGAAAGGAAAGTGAGGGAAATGAAGAAAATGACAAACAATGTAATTGACACATACAATGCAGTGACCGGATCGATCGTGGCCGTACTGAGTTATATTTTAGGCGAACACTGGATTCTTTTTGTGGCTTATCTGGCACTGAACGTAGCAGATCAGTTTACTGGTTGGATGGGTGCGAAGATGGAAGGAAAAGTAAGTTCACGAATTGGCTGGAGAGGCGTCATGAAAAAGTTAGGATACTGGATCATGATAATGGTAGCATTCGGATCATCAGCAGTTTTCATTGAGATTGGAAAAGTAATTGGTGTAGATCTTGGGATTACAACATTACTTGGATGGTTTGTATTGGCATCATTGCTGATCAATGAGATTCGATCTATCGTGGAAAATTTTGTGGAAACAGGATATAACGTACCCAAAGCATTAACAAAAGGATTAGAAGTAGCAGACAAAGTAGTAAATAAAGATCAGGAGGAAGAATAATGGCAGTATATAATATTCATGGTGGGCATAATCCAAGCGGACGGATTGCGTGTGGAGCAAGTGACTTATTGGACGAGAGCAGAGAAGATAGAAAAATCTGCAAAGAGGTTGTAAGGCTATTAAAGAAAAAAGGACATAAGGCATATAATTGTACAGTTAGCAATGGAACTAGTCAGACGGACGTTCTCAGAAAGATCTGTACTAAGTGCAACAAAAGACAAGCAACATTAGATGTTTCGATTCATCTTAATTCGGGTCGCAACGATCACAAGGGAGACAAGAAAATTGCAGGTACAGAAATCTGGTGCACTCAGAGTGTAGGGATTAAGAAAACTGTTGGTAACAGAATCTTAGCAAACATGAAAAAGCTAGGATTTACAAACAGAGGAATTAAAACAACAGGAAATCTGTATTATCTTAATCATACGATCAATAAAGCAATCCTAATCGAGGTATGTTTTGTCGATGATAAAGATGACTATGATCTATATAAGAAAACTGGATACAAAAAGATTGCAAAAGCGATTGCTGATGGTATCACAGGGTAA